GTTAGAAAAATATGGTCTACTCCCCGAAGTACCAATAGACCCTACAGTTGTGTTGTCTTTGCGGAAGTTAAGAAGCTCGCCATCACCCGTTGTTCTATTGAAATATGCCGCTGGAGCATTTCCCCCATTTGCTTCAATAGCACCTGATGCATATGCTCCAAAGCCTTGCGTTTGAACTCCATAGCTAGTCTTACCCACCAATACGTTGCCTGATGAGTCAATACGCATGCGTTCTGCGCCAGAACTATTTCTAATAGCTAAAAAGTTTCCATCATTATGCGTAATGTACTGATTGCTAGTTGACCTAACATCTGGAATATATCCTGCGCCAGATAGGTAGAGGTCTTTGAAGCGAGAATTACTTGCCCCTAAGTCTGTAGTATTATCACTTAAATCACCATCAGTATTCTTAACTGGGATTACTGATTTTGTGCTTGCGGCAAACCTTATACCTGCATGGTTATCATCGCTACCGCCTATTCTTACATCGCCTGATACAGTACCAATAGACCCTACAGCTGTGCCATCTTTGCTAAACTCTAAAATACTACCATCGTTGTCTAGCTTGTTAAGATACAAAACAGATAAAGCACTTGTTGAACTTCTAGCTGCTTGTACATAGCCATCAGGATGTGCTGAAAACCCTGCGCCACTATCTGTGTAACCTACATCAGCTTCAGTAGTACCCACCAATAGGTGTCCTGATGCGTCTATACGCATACGTTCATTATCACCATTAGTATCAAAACGTAAGTAACCATTAGTGCCGTTTGCTTCTTGGTAAGCCTTTAGACCTGCTATTGTGTTATAACCACCGCTACCATTACTTCCTTGAAAAGTTAGTCGTGTATGATAACCGACTCCTGCGTTATCCTGTGCTATATAAAGACCATGACCGTTTGTAGAACTATGAACGTCTAAAGTAGTAGAAGGACTAGTAGTCCCTATACCTACTTTGCCTGATGAGTCAATACGCATACGTTCTGTGCCACTAGTATTAAATCGTATCGGATAAGCACCAAGCTCGTTAATCTGTGCGCCAGTAGCGTCTTCAGCAATGTATAAACCAGAAGACGTTAGGTTAGTGTTTTTAACTTGTATGCGTGTTGTTCCTGCACTAGATACATCAAGTTTTTCTGCAGGACTAGTATTACCTATACCTACCTTAGCCTCAGACACATCAACGAACAGTGTGTTAGTATTAACAGCTACGTCAGCACTAAAGTTTACCACACCAGTAAATGTGTCACCTGCTGTGTCAGCCTTAGTCGCTATCGCTGTTTGTATGTTTGTAAATTCAGTTGTGAACTCAGAGCCTCTGACTACCTTAGCCGAGTTGCTAGAAGGAAGACTATCTTTTGCTCCAAAGTCAGTTGTTATAGTATAATTACTCATTAAATTAATCTCCCTAGAAGAGCGTGTACGTCTATTTGTTGTATTGAATAAGGTGCGCCATTAATAGTTGACTCAATGCCTATGGTTACTACACTACCACTACCACTTGTATTAACCGAAGGACGCTGTATGTCTATGCCTGTTGTGTAAAAAGATTCTTGGTAAGCAGGTTCTGGTGTTGCAAGGTCATCCTTCCTGCCAAACATTGCTGTACCGTACTCAGATACAGTTGTATCCGATAGTTCAGTGTTAAAGGATTTCTTAATGAACCCACCACCGTAGTCATAACCCCAAGCTAGTGTAGTGTTGGAAGCTACGTTACCGATAACTGTAATGTTAAACTTCTTAAGAAACTTAAGGTTAGTAGAGTTACCAAAGTTTAGTGGATTACTGTAGTAAGTCATAAGGTAAGAACTACCGTTGTCCTTATAACCTTCATATTTAAATATACCGTCTTCCCTACCAATGTAAATACTACCGTCTTGTAGCAAAGCCATGCTACGTGGATTAACACTAGACCATGTGGTTACTCTGTTAGAACCATCAGGTAAAGAACCACGCATATCAAAGCAGTATATAGTCTGACTGTCCTGTAGAGACAATAAGTAGAATGCTTCGTCTGCACTATAGATAGACTTAATAGGGTTAGTCTGTTCTCTAACCAATGCAGTTAATTCATTACGGACATTGTTACTAATGTCACGCATAGGCATTGACTTTTCTTGTATAGTCCTACCAAAACTACGTACACCGTCTTCAGACAGGAATATAATGTCAGTACCTGTGTGTTGTACGGAATCTCTAGCAATGCAACCTACGCCTTCTACAGTGTCGTGTAAGGTCATATTAGCAGGACTTGTTGCGCCTGTATAAATAATAATGGAACGCTTACAGAATATAACTAAGAAGTTATTATGGGCTGACAAAGCTACAATTTCATCGTGACCGCTAGGAAATACATTGGTTAAATCTAAAGAACCTGTAGTACCGCCTGTCCAAGCATGACCGTTAAGGGTGTCCGACCAGTATACAGTATGTTTGTTACCAGTTACATCAGCTACCCATAGTCTACCAAATGCGGCTAATACTTCATTACCTTGAGGTGGAGTACCTGTAGCATGAGAGTGGCTTGACATAGCCTCTAAGACTCCTGAGCCGCTATGGTCTGTGTACAGTAAAGGCTCATGTCCTCTTTGGAAGAAATACGTATGGTCGTTAAAATCTACAATCTTCCAGTTGTTTGCTGATATAGTATATCCCACAGGAGTTATGTCAGTTAAGGCAGTACCTGAGAATATTTTATTGTTACCCCCTGAGAATACTACCTTGTCACCACTGTGGTCTAAAGACTCGTGTAAAGCCTCTACGCCACGACTAGTACCTAACGCTGTGTTGTTTGTAGAAACCGCTGTATAACCCTTACGTGCGCCTATACGCCCATATTCGTCAATGATACAGTTACTAGCGGTAGCCGCAAAGGACTGGTCAAGAGATATAGGTGAATCCTGACTGTTAATCCCCGCAAATCCTGGGGCTTGTACTGTAATGTTCTGTAATTGTTGTGCCATTATTCGTATGTCCAAACAGTTTCAGAAGGGAATCTAGCGGCATCAAAGGCTACTGCATCTGCCAACGTGGTATCCGCTAGAGCAAATAGTTCTTGTGCAGAAGTACCGCCTGTCTCCCCACGTTCACGGGAAGCTAAGGCTACTGCATAGTTAATAACAGGCTGTGAAGGTACGTACAGTTTATCAGCGTCAAGAGTAAATGGGTCTGCTCTATCAACAATGTTAAAACGTAATGTGTACACACCGTTAGGTTTAGGGTACAAGTCTACTAAAGCATTACCACTAGCGTCCACACCATTCCAAGAGTAATACAAAGGTGAGCCAGTTGCAGGAGTCTGTGTTAAGTAAGACTTATTCATTAACGAAGAACTAATGGGACGCATAAAGTAGTTAGACGTGTCGTTAATAACGTCAAGTATTTTAAATGAGTTATTAGTACCTGTGATGCTGTAACTAAATACATCGTTAGTTGTAGTAACCGTTACTGTCTTACGCAATGCTGACCAATCCCAAGCATCCTCAACAGTACGTCTAGCATCGTTGACAAACTCTCCTATAAGTTTTACATAAGAGTCAGTTGTGTTCTCAACACTAGAGGTTTCACTCTCTCGCATTCTACGCAGTACACTGTTTACTAATTGTAAGTAAGTCATTATCCATACCTTCTTAAGTTCATAAAGGGACTAAGCATTTCCTGTGTAGACTTAATCTCTGTGTCAAATTTAAATAGTTCTTTGTCAAATAAACCTTCGACTTGTGTTGTTTGTTGTTGTTGAGGCATTGCCATTAGTCCTGCTAGTAATCTAGGGTCAAACGATGGTGTAGGTATATCTACCTCAGGTAAATCAATATCTACCTCGGGTAAATCTATGTCTACCTCGGGTAAATCTATGTCTACTTCAGGTAAGTCAATATCTGTTACTTGCTCATAAACATCTAAAATTACATCTTCAACTTCCGAGGTTACGTCACTAATCACATCTTCAGCATCTGACGTAACATCGCTAATTGTATCAATAACGTCTTGCCCTACTTCTCCTATCGGGTCTGTAACAGCTTTGACTACATCTTCAGCTTCTGAAGCCACATCACTAACTACGTCCTCAACTTCTGAAGTGACATCACTAATAGCGTCAATAGCTTGTTGACCTAATTCTCCCGCAGGGTCTGTAATGGTTTTAATAATGTCTTCACCTTCAGAAGCAATATCACTAACTACATCTTCAACATTAGACAATACATCTGAACCTGCAGATATACCTGCTTCAAGAACATCCCCTACAGGACTTAATACTGCTCCTGCTAAATCTGCAAAAGGTTCAACTAAAGGCTCAACAGGACTTAATACTGTTTCCGCTACGTCTATTACATTGCCTAAAAGATTTTCTGCTCCTTCCCCTAACTCGCCTATAATGTCACCACCAAGTTCTTTGATTATAACATCTT